TTATTCTTCGCTTATTTCTTCTTCGTTTTCCGAAAAAAAATCAAACTTAGACATGTTTTCAGCTTTCGCTGCGTCTACTATTTTTATATAAGGTTTCATTGCTTTATAGTCGCTATGTCCTGTCCATTCCATTATAACAGGGGCAGGAATACCAAGCCGTAGAGCATTTACAACAAAAGTACGTCTTCCGCAATGCGTAGTAAGAAGTGCGTATTTAGGGTAAACTTCTTCAAAGCGTTTGTTTCCTTTGAAATACACTATTCTTACGGGTTCGTCTATTCCGGCAGCTTCGGCAGCTTCTTTTAAATACTCGTTCATTTTGGAGTTACTGATAACCGGAAGTGCTAAGCCTTTGGGAAAATGGATATTTTTGTATTTGTCAAGTATTTGAAGGGCATACTTATTTAGTTCAATGTGTAAGCGGTCTTCGGTCTTTATAGTAACAATAGAAATAAAGGGTTTCTTTGCAGTTCGTTTTACGTCGCAAGGGCGTAGGCGAGCAACATCGGAATAACGAAGCCCAGTAAAGCAACAAAAGCAAAACACGTCACGCACACACGACAAAGAACTACGATTTTCCGGGAACTTATAATTTAAGAAGGTTTGCAGTTCTTCCCACGATAAAAAAATAACTTCTTTACAGTCAATACCTTTAAATCGCGGTTTATATTGTTCGTGAAGAAGACCGTTATAATAGCCATTATTACAAGCCCAGCGAAGAAACCAACGGACGTAACTCATATACTTGCTGATAGTAGTATTCATTTGCCCTTCACTTTGTAGGTATTGGATAAAGCCCTGTAGGTTATCTTTAGTTAGCTGGTTAAGCCTTTGCTTAGGCATATACGAGCATAAATGTTTTCGTAGGCTACCAAACTTTGTATAGGTTGCAGGAACCCAATTATTAGCCGTACCAGCTTCTAATATAAATTTATCAAAGACCGTAAAAAAATCCGGCGTTTGTTCGTCTTTGTTCCGTCCGGTAGCAATATCAAAAGCGGTTTTAAATTCTTTAGCGGTAGGCGGTCTATGGTTATCAAGTTCAAACCGGGTTAATACTTCTTCAATAGTTGAAGATAGATTTGTAAGAGCGCGGTTTATTTCTCCTGCTGTTTGGTTAAAGCTATTCTTCGCGCCAACTTTTACGCAAGCGTTATTGTTATCCCATTTTTCCGCGTCTATTACATAGCCGGAACGAATATCTACACGAATACCTGCGAAAGAAACGCGCAAACGTATAGGCACGTTTTCAGTTAGTTTATCGCCTTCCGTCCGTGGGGATAATTGATATTTAATAGAAAACTTCATACGTTCCCTTTTAACATTTTGCCGCGTCCGGTTATTAACCAGCGCGAGGAAATCGGATAATTTGCGATTAACGAATAGATAGCTTCTATTTCTATATTCTTATACCGGGAAATATGACCGGGTTTGGGAGAAACGCCGTAAGTTAGTCGCATTTCCCTATAACGCGGTGCGCTAAGGTCGTAAAGAGTACAGAAAGAATCAAGCGCGCTAATCTTGTCTAAATTTACAAGTGCTTCGATAGCTTCAAAGAAGCGTTTGTTTACGCCTTCGCTTATAGTCGAAGTCTTTACTATTGTGCGGGGCATAAATTGGCGTATTTAAGATTAAACATCATTTTGTTATATTCATCTTTCGGTACTTCGGTCGTTTCGTTACCGGATAAATAGGCGGTTTCCAATGCGTCGAAAATAAGCGCAGGAATAAACGGGTATAAAGCCCGATTGCTATAAAATCTATCTACATTAATTATAATCATACGGCTAATAGTTATTTTTTTTAGTTTTTCGATTTAAGCGCACTTCGTTGCAAAATGGATAAACGGTAAGGCGGAAGATAAATAACGCGAAAATGAGCCTTAAAAACGCTTGTTTTATCGTATCACCTTAATACGCACTGTGTCTGCTATTATTATCTAATAAGTACGCGCGGAATACTACTATTTAGAGAGATACAAATAAACATCTTCTAATAAAGTTCCTTTTTACACCCGAAAGCTATTTTGCATCGGCACATATTACACGACCTTCCGGCTGGGCATTGTCTTTTTTATTCGACTCCGTAAGATTTTCAATAGTTCGCTGTTGGCTTTCAATAATAGAAAGCAAGCGCGCTTTTTCTTTATTTGCGTCTTCTAATAGTTTAGCTAATATTTCAGTAGGAAGTAAAGTAGGCGTTGTCGGCTCTTCTTCCGCTTCGCCATTTAGAAGCATACTACCCTGCCCGCGAATAAGCCAAATAGGATTAAGTTCCGGATAGTGTTCGGCTATTGCTTCTAATTTGTCTGCTTTTATAGATTTCTTTATACTTGCGACATAAGCAGAACCGACCCCAATGACCCGGCAAAATTCGCGTTCACTTATATTTAGATAGTTGATAAACGTTTTAAGACGCTCTTTTACACTACTTTCCATTAGCTTAAATGTATCTAAAAGTTAAATATTTAATCATGTATGCAAATTGTATGCTAATTAGTTGCTATTTGTATGCTTAATACATATATTTGCATCGTGTTAGTTGTTCAGTTGCAAAGGTAAGCAAATAAATAACGCTACGCAATGACAAAAACACGCTAATTTATTGAAACATACAAGCTATATGGTACACTCAAGTAAATTTATAAACAGCAATTTCCGTATTAAGGTAAGCGGAAAAGACAGTGACGGCAACCGGATTAATAAGCTGGTAGGTGTTAGCGGTCTTCTTAAATTGATTGGCGAAGCATTAGCCGATAAGTTTGTAACGCGTGCGATTGAAGCCGGATTAGATAAAGTAAAGTGTTGTTTACGTCGCGGGCTTCGTATTACTTTCTACGTAAAATAAGTTTCACTTTAAATATTACATTATGATGAATGACGAAAAAGGTTGTACGCTTTGTACATCAGTAGGGGCAGAGAATTAAGAAACGTTTACTACACGTGTAGGTAGAAAGCAAGTTAGGCGGGTTCAGTACGACTATCGACACACAAACGGAGAACTGTTTAGCTGTGTTGGTAAAACCTTAGAAGATTGCAGAAAACGCCGGGACGTTTGGACGAAAGATAAGAATAAATAACATAAAAAAACAGCTATATGGAATACACTTTAAGTAAGGAGCCAAAAGGCAAGAAGTTTTTATATACCGTTAAAGACGGTAACGGAAACATTAAGGCTAAAAGAATTTCGGCACGTAATTACGTGGCTTGTACGGTAGACGGAAGTTTCTTTTTCGGTCGCAAAGATTTAATAGAGAAGGGCGACCACGGGCGTATATTATCAAAAGCCTATAAGATATTGGAGCAACCCAAAGAAGCATATAAAGTGCAGGCGCAAAGTTTTAGACTGAGTTATCGTAAGCGGTGGGAAAAAGAAAACCCATACGAAGAATGGATAAAGCGAAAAGAAGAATGGGCGAAAGATACAGTAGAGAGATACGGAACGGTTGTTATGCTTCAAGACTAAAGCTATGGAAAAAGATTTTGAAAGCATTAAAAGCAAGGTTTTAAAGCTACAAGCCCTTGCAGAACGCGGCGAAAACGGGGAAGCCCTGAACGCTAAAAGATTATTAGACCAACTGTTAGCAAAGTACGGCGTAACGTTGGAAGACATTGTAGGGTCACAGGACGAAGTAGATAGATACGTTTTTAACGTAAAGGAAAACGGCTACGGTCTAACCTTATTTATTCAGTGCTATTTTAAGGTTACAGGAGAGAAACGAATATCATACGGGAAGAACCGCCGATATATACACGTAGACCTAACCAAGCTGCAATATGTTGAATTGAAGTCTTTGTACGATTGGCACTACAAGCAACTTTCAAAGGAAATTAAACAGATGCAAAAGGATTTTACAGAAGCCTACATACGAAAACATAAGATATTCAGCCAAAGGGAAAACGATAGCGACAGCGAAGATAAAGAACTAACGCCGGAAGATATAGAGCGACTATTACGCGTTCTTCGGTATATGGATAGTGTAGAAGATACCAGCTATCACAAGCAGATAGGTAACGGTTCTTTTAGATGATAGCGTATTACTTTAATACGAAACAATGGGATTATATATAAGCCAGCGGAAAAGGAATCCCCTTTGTAAAGGCTATAAACCGATGACAACGGAAATAGACCGCGCGCGGGACGTTAAGGGCGTGAGAGGGGCGAACCTTCGCCCGCGCACTATTATGCAACATTAAATTTTATAATTATGATAGTATTAAGCGATAACAAAAACAAGTACCGGGGATTTCTTAACGGATTGAACCAACTGCAGGTAGGCGTATATAAAGAAGCAGTAGCAGACCTAAAGTTAGCTTTAGGCATAAACAACCGTAATAGCTTTTACGCTTACAGAGACGGAAAGATAGAACCTAAAGCAACGCAGGCGGAAGCCGTAGAAAGCGTATTTAACAAGTACGGGGTAACTGCTAATATTTGGGGTGTATGAAACTAAGTGCAGAACTAAGCAGGCGCGAAAACGAAGTAGCCGAACTATTGGCATGGGGAGCAAGTAAGAAAGAAGTAGCTGATAAGCTATTTATTTCGACCCGGACGGTAGAAAATACGGCACGGAACATATACGCCAAAACGGGAATACAAAAGGCTACGGAGCTTTGCGTATGGTGGTTTTGTACTAAATGCGATGTTCCGGTAAGTCTTGACCCTTTAAAGCGTGCATTTGTTGCAATAGCTTTTCTTCTATTGATACTTCCGCGAGAGCTTGTAGGAAACGGCGACATTTTCAGAATTGGAAGACGTGCGCAAGTTACGAGAGTAGCTAAAGCAGGAAGACGTAAAAGTGAAAATGATTATAACCTTTTAGACTTTTTCGACTATGATGACTAAGATTTTTAAAGCGTTTGGCGTAGAGTTCGCAAAGCCGCTAACGTGGCGTAATTGGCTTATTCTTGCATGGGTTGGATTTTCTATTTGCCTTCTAAGCATTGATATAGAAACATCGCCGCTTTGGGTTGTGGCTCTTATAGTAGCTAATTTTTGCTTTTCGGTTAAAGTGGCTACAAAGAGAGTACCAGATATTAAAGACGAAGAAAACAACAATTAGAACATGGACGCAAACAAAAGAGTAATAGACCTTACGCTCGGCGAACTTATGGACGCAATAGACGAACGTATTACGGTAACAAAGAAGCCCGAAGAACCGAAGAACGGTAAACGCTTTGTTTACGGTTTGAAAGGACTGGCTAACTTATTAGGATGTTCCAAAACTACCGCTTCCCGGTTAAAGTCTTCCGGGCGGATAGATGCGGCGGTTACACAAGTCGGTGCATTGCTGATTATTGATGCTGATTTAGTCTTGAAATTAGCAGAGACGAATAAAAAGAAATAATTAACCAATTAAATAACACAGCTATATGAGTAAGAAAGTAATTATTAAACGTTTGACCCTTGCAAATTTTAAGGGCTTACGCAGTGTCGCAATAGAATTTAGCGACGACGTAACAACTATTAGCGGGCGGAACGGTACAGGAAAGACAACCGTAATGGACGCTTTTACGTGGCTTCTTTGGGGCAAAGACAGCGAAGGGAATACTGATACGAAGTTTGGTATTAAGACCAACGACACGGAAGGCAATTTTATTCCCGACCTTGAACACGAAGTAGCCGGGACGCTGGAAGTAATAGATACCGAAACGGGTAACATAGAAACCGTAGAACTTCGCCGCGTATTGGTTGAAGAATGGAAAACCGAAAAAGGAAAGACGGAAAGAAAGTTAAAAGGACATCACACCGATTACTTTTACAACGGAGTTCCTTTGAAGACCAAAGGCGAATACGATGAGCGCATAAACGCGATTATTCCCGAAGCCGTATTTAAGATGCTTACTAATCCCTACTATTTTCTTTCCCTTCATTGGACGGCACAGCGCGAAATGTTGTTGCAGATAGCCGGGGGTGTTAGCTACGAAGATGTAGCGCAAGATAATAAAACCTTTGCTGCATTGATTGAGCAATTAAGCGGAAAGACAGTAGAAGACTACAAACGGGAATTAGTGGCGCAAAAGGATAAAATTTCTAAGGCGTTGGAAAAGATACCTACACGTATAGACGAAATAACGCGCGCTACGCCAATAACACCGGATTACAATGCCCTAAACGCAGAAAAGGAGCAACTTACAAAAGAGATTGAGGACATAGACGAAGCCGCTACTTCTGCGGCGAAAGCTAACCGTATCGCATACGAAGCAGCTTCTGTGGTTCAAAAGCAGATAAACGAGAAGCGGAGCAGCCAGCAAGCAGTGTTGTTTAACGCCAAAGAAAACGCACGAAACGAAGCCTATAAAAAGAACGAAGTTTATAACAACGCAGACCGTAAGTTACAGCAGATTATTAAAGACGAGCAAAACGCGGAAAGTCGTTACAGTAGTGAATACGACCGTTTAACACGTGAGGGGAAATATGCGCAAAAAACAGTAGAAGGCTACGAGCAAATGCAGAACGAATTACGCGATAAGTGGTATAAGGTAAACGCCGAAGAATTTACCGAAACGGCTAATCTCGTTTGCCCGCTATTTAAGCACGCTTGCGCCGACCCTGTGGCATTGGCAAAATATAACGCCGACCACGAAGCCGCCCGCCAAAAGTTCTATGAAGACCGGGAAGAACGTCTTAACAAGATTAACGGGGACGGTAAGCGGCTTAGCGAAATGATAGCAACGCAGAAAGAAGAAGTTAGCCGTATAGCCAAAGAGTTAGACGAATTAGAAACGAGCCACAACACCGCCGTAGCGAAAACAAAGGAAGACCGCGAAGCCTTGCAAAAGGTTCTGAACGAGAATCCGCGCGTTAGTACCGACCCCAATATTAACGGCGAAGATTTGCCGGAATGGGTAGCTTTAGAAGAAGAAATTAAAGAGTTATCCGCCCAGCTTCCAGCCTTAAATACAGATAACGCAACTAACACGACGGAAGTACGGCAGAGGAAAGAAAGTCTTACTACGCGTCTGGATGAAGTTAAGCGCAAATTAAACCTTCGTCCAATCATAGAAGCCAACGAGAACCGTATAAAAGAACTAAATAAAGAAGCCGCAAAATTGGCACAGGAACGCGCCGATTTACAAGGAAGCGAATTAGTAGTTGCGGACTTCATTAAGGCGCGTATGTCGGAAGTAGAACGCCGCGTAAACGAATTGTTTAGCCGGGTTCAATTCAAAATGTACAAGATGCTTGTAAACGGAGAAGAAGAACCGGACTGTATTTGCTTGATTGACGGCGTAAGATACGCGGATAAGAACGCAGCCGGGAAGGTAAACGCTGGACTTGATATAATAAACACTCTTTGCGCGTTCCACGACGTTAGCGCGCCTATTTTCGTAGATAACGCAGAAAGTATTAACGAATTTATTCCGGTTGCTTCCCAACTTATAAAGCTGGTAGTTACTACGGAAGACTTTAAAGCAGAGTAATATGATAAAGAAGTTATTAATAACGAGTACGCAAGGCGTAGAACGTGAATACGCCGTAGGTAAACCGCCAAAAGGTAGCAACCTAATTGTAGAAACAATAGACGTTAGCTCATCGCAATGTAACGAAAACGGGGATATTGCAATACCGGGAAGGTTTATAATTCGCGGAAAAGGCGGTTTTGTAATAGCGACAGTTTCCCAGCTATGCCCAACGATAACAGAACATTATTAACCTTTTTATAAATTAAATAATTATGAGTACAGAAAAGGAAATTACTTCTTACGAAGACGCTTGTAAGGCTTTGAACATTCAGCCGATTAGCGAGGAAGTAATTAATATTTTTCCGAAAGAAGACCGTAAAAGTATGATAGCTTATCACAAGCTAACGGTTATTACCCGTGCCCTTAATAACGGTTGGATGCCGGATTGGGAAAATAAAAAAGAAAGTAAGTTCTACCCTATATTCCGTTATGATTCTGCCGGACTTTCGTACATATCTACGTATGACACGTCTACGACTGCGCGTGTCGTCTCTCGACTTTGCTTTTATTCGCCTATACTTGCCGTATACGCCGCCGAACACTTCGCCGATTTGTATCGTGATTATTATTGCCTTCCGGCTTCGGTTGAAAGGAAAGCCCGTAAGAAGGGTATAGAAATACAAGGCGACCAACCACAAAGCGAATTTTTAAAAATCGCTACTAATTTGGTACAACAGAAGTTAGTAACAATGGTTGAAAATTCTAAAACGAGCGGGCTTGTACTTATAGCTTGCGATACAGATACCCGCGACGAAAACGGAATAGAATCGACAGGCGTAATGATTGGCGTTTGTGGTAGTGGAAGAGCAATAGTAAAAGGCGTAATGGACTTCTTTACGAACGGAAGTAGCGCACCTATTGTACAGGAAGCCATACGGAGAATGGAAATAGAAAACGAGAAGGCAAAAAAAGGAAGTACTTTTTTTGATGATTTATTAAATAACCAATTTAAAAATTAAAATAGAATGAATACGAACACTTTACCCGCTACCATATTGGCAGCAAAAGAAAAGTTTGAGTTAGCCTGCAAAGACGCTTCCGCGTTGCAGATAATTAGCAATTTCGGCGCAGCATTTACCGCCGTGAACGTAATAGCACTTCTTCGCGAAGCCTTGACCGACGAAGTGATGGATAAAGTTTTTATGCCACTTATGAATACTAAGGTAGGCTTTCTTACAGACAGAAACGGGCGACCCAATAAGAAAGGTTATACCGCACCATTGTACACCCGTGATGTTGTACGCGATTGTATCATAGACGGGGTTACTATTGGTTTACTTCCTACCGGGAATCAGTTCAATATTATAGCCGAACGGATGTATCCAACTAAGGAAGGTTATACTTCCCTTCTTCGCAAGTTAGGCGTAAAGTACTTCATAGATACATCTTACGACAAAGGGCAGGCGCAAGGCTTTGCGGAAATACCTTGTAAGATTAACTACGAGTATAACGGAGAAAAGAACGGTTTTACGATTATAGCGACCGTTAAGAAAGACGATTATAGTAGCCACGACCAACTACGAGGAAAAGCCGAACGCAAGGCTAAAAAAGCCCTATACGAGTATATTACAGGGTGTGACTATGGGGAAGCCGACGAACAAAGTAGCGCGACGGTGGTAGATGTGGTAGCGGAAGAAATTAAAGACGAAGCAAACGCTTCTCCTACTATTGGGGTAGTTAATGGGCAACCGATACAAACCCAGCAGGCGGTAGCAGAAAAGCAAGCAGCACCAGCCGATCCACCGCAAGCGCGGGACGGTCGCGGAAGTAATAACGCTAAACCGTTGTTCTAAAATGGAATTAACCGTATTAGGTTCCAGTTCAGAGGGTAACGCCTACGTTTTACAAAACGCAGGCGAAGCCCTACTACTTGAAGCTGGAATACCTTTTAAGAAGGTCTTAGCAGCGTTAGGAAACAACGTTAAGAAGGTTATAGGGTGTCTTATAACCCACGAACACGGCGACCATGCCGCGCGCATTAACGAAGTTCTAAGCTATGCTATTCCGGTTTTTGCGTCTAAGGGCACGATAGAAGCCGCTAAGGTTCGTACGGATTGGCAACCGATAGCCATTAGTCAGGTAAACGGAAGCTACCAGCATTTACAGCTGGGCGGCTTTACAATTATTCCGTTTCCTACAAAACACGATAGTAGTGAACCGTTAGGCTTCTACATTTGGCACGAAGAAACGGGCGGTATATTGTTTGCTACCGATACCTTCTATTTGCCTTGTACGTTTGCCGGGTTAAATAATATTCTGATTGAATGTAATTACGACCCCGCTATATTGGAACGAAACGTAATAGAAGGCTATATACCGGAAGTATTGAAGCAAAGAGTACGGAGAAGTCATTTAAGCTATTATACCTGTTTGGACGCATTGAGGGCTAATAACCTAACAGCGGTTAATAATATTGTACTGATACATATTAGCGAAGGTAATGGCGACGCGGTAGCTTTCCGGGACGGGATAGCAAAGGCGACCGGGAAGACCGTACATATAGCGAAGCCGGGTTTAAAGATAAACTTTAATAAAACACCTTTTTAGCAATGATTAAAGGCTTTGATAACGAGACGCAGCCGCTAACAGAATACGAGCTAAAACAAGTATTACCTGCTATTTTGGAAGGCTTGAAAACCAAGATAGGCAAAGCCAATGCGGTAACGAATAAATTTATTATTAGCCGCTTACGTGGAACATACAAGGTAGATGCAGCACGAATAAGGAAGATAATAAATTATATCCGTACGAACGACCTACTACCGGGACTTATAGCAACGTCCGAAGGCTATTTTTTAGCTACTACCGAAAGTGAACTTTTGGAGTACGAAGACAGCTTAAAGGGACGCGAGGAAGCAATAAAAGCAGTCCGGTTGAGTATAGCAAGGCAAAGGCGCATACTTTACGAGGATGCACAAAAGCCGAAACAGGGAACATTATTTTAAACATTTAATATTTAAAGACATGAAGAAGATTTTTTTATACAGAAAAGTAAACGGTAGCGAAAAGTTAGAAGGTCGCTACGATAGCGTAGAAGAAGCACAGGAAACAGTAAAGGAACTAACGGAAGACGAAGACAACGGTAGCGTTTTCGATTACTTCTACAAAGAAGAAGAATACGAAGAAATTACAGACAGGGTAAAGAGTTACGAAGACGCATGCAAGGTTTTAGGCGTGGAGCCAATAAACGAGCAAAACGCGAAAGCGCAAGGTTTCAGACCGGACGAAATAGTGCGCCGTAAATTAGAAACTATTGCTGCAGCACTTAACGAAGGTTGGCTACCGGATTGGAATAATACCGACGAATACAAATACTACCCTTACTTCTATATTCAAGAGAACGCAAAAGGAAAGGGTTATGCCGGGCTTTCGTGCGCGTCTACGTCTAACGCGGCTACGAATACGAATGCGTATATCGGCTCTCGGCTTTGCTTCTACGCTTCACGTTTGGCGAAATACGCGGGCGACCAATTCGCCGACCTTTACGAACAAATTTTAATCGAAAAATTATAAGGTTATGACTAAGCAGGATTTAGTAAACACGGTAGCGGAGCAAACAGGATTTCCCAGCTACCAAGTGAAAGCAATAGTAGAACGTTCTTTAGACGTTATACGGGACGAAGTAAAAGGCGGGGAAGCCGTGACTATTCGCGGCTTCGGAACGTTCCAAATAAAGCAGCGTAAGGCGAAGCCAGCGCGAAATATTAGCACGGGCGAAAGCGTCTTAGTTCCGGCGCATAAAGTAGTGAATTTCAAACCGTCGAAAGACTTTAAAATAGGGGAATAGCTTATGGACTTATGGATGGAAACAAAGATACGCTACGAGAAAGTGCAGGAAAACGGAAATACAAAGAAAGTAACCGAACCCTACTTAGTTAGCGCGCTTAGCTTCACGGAAGCAGAAGCCCGGATTATTGAAGAAATGACCCCTTTTATAAGTGGGGAGTTTAAAGTAACGGCGATTAAGATAACCAACTATTCGGAAGTCGTATCAACGACCGACGAAAGCGCGGATAAGTGGTACAAAGCAAAGGTAAACTTTGTTACGCTTGACGAAAAAAGCGGAGCCGAAAAGAAGACTTCTAATTACCTCCTTTTGGAAGCGTCAGACCTTGACGACGCAAAGAAGCGGCTTAACGAACACATGAAAGGTACTATGGCGGATTGGGAAGCTGAAAGCGTTAGCGAAACAAAGATTATGGACGTTTACCCATATTTCGAGAAAGAAAGCAATTAAGTAACCGGGGCACGCCTTCGGGCGTGTCCTAAAATTTGATAAAATATGAGCCGCGATAGTATAGTATTTTTTCGTACATTCATGGAAGCGTTAGAAAACCTACCACCCGAACAATACAAAGAAGTGTGTTCGATGCTTCTACGTTACGCTTTCGACGACATAGAACCAGCCGAAGGTACAAACCCGTTAGTTCTTGCCTTATTTACGTCGTTTAGGGCGCAAATAGACTATAATATTAACCGTTACGAAGATTATATAGAGAACGGTAAAAGGGGCGGCGCACCAAAAGGAAATAGAAATAACCCCAACGGACGACGCGGAAAATCAGCCAACCAAGAACCAACGGAAAACAATAAGAACCAAAAGGAACTAACGGAAACCAACAAAGAACCAACCGAACCAACTGAAACCAATAGGGAACCAGCAACTAACCCAAACCAAGCGAAACCAAGCGAAACCAACCTTAATGTATATGTTATTGATAATGTTAATAATAAAACTGTTGATGTTGATACGCGTACACGCGAGAGCGAAAATAATAAAAAGTTCTTAGAGGAATTTTTTAAAGAAGAAAAGCGCGCGCAAATAGAGGTTCTTTGTATGCAACTAAGCACAACGCTGGAAGTGTTGCGGAAAGAAGCCGATGAAGTCATAGCAGAATGGGAGTTAGCAGAAACAACCCACGAAAACTATAACGAGCAGGCGAAGCACTTGATAAATCAAATTAGGATTAAACACCGTAAACAAAATAGCAATGGAACAACAAAAACAGCCAGTGCAGCGCGTGGACTTAACGAGGTTTCAGCAGATACTAAGCCAAAGACCCGTACAAGCACGCTTTAAAATAGACCGCTACGCGGAAGACGTACCGGAAATGCTTCGTCTTTGTTACATTCGAGAAGTTGAAGAACGAGGGCGACAGTTTCGGAACGACGAAGCAACGGCAGACCATATTAGCAAAGTTGCTAAATGGTTAGTAGGTGCAAGCACGAAACCGGGGCTTCTTCTTTACGGAACACCCGGAAACGGAAAGACCACGTTAGCAAGGGCGGCAGCGCGATTGATTGGTATGCTTTACGATAGCTGTTATTACGAGCAAAGGAAGGGCGTAGTAAACGTTTCAGCCTTAGAGTTAGCCGATATAGCAAAGGACGACAAAAGTAACCGCTACGACGCTATTAAGCGCGCGGAGTTGTTGCACATTGACGACGTAGGATGCGAACCTGTTAGCTTGAAAGTTTGGGGCAACGAGATAAGCCCATTAGTCGAAACGCTATACTTCCGGTACGACCGTATGTTATACACGGTTCTAACGTCGAACTTGTACGAAGAAGACATACAAAAACGTTACGGTGTTCGTATTTCCGATAGGTTCTACGAAATGTTTGATAGATTGAGTTTTGATAATCCAACATACAGAAGATAACTATGGATAAACCAAAAATTTATATTTCCGGGCAAATAACCGGATTACCTGTAGCCGAATACGTGGATAAGTTTAGCCAGGCGGAAGCGGAGTTAAAAAACAAAGGCTACGAAGTTATTAACCCATTGCGGTACGAATTGAAACCGGGTTCGCGTTGGCACGAACAAATGAAAACAGATATTCGCCTTTTGCTTGATTGTGACGCGATTTATATGCTTTCAAATTGGGAACGTAGCGCGGGGGCAGGATTAGAACTATACATAGCCGAAGGTTTGGGGCTTATTATTAGCTACGAAAAGACTCCTAAACACCGGGATATAAAGACGGCTATACTTACCGCAATGGGGGTTAGCTTTTCTTTGATTGCGCAGGACAGCAGAAACCGCTGGCACGTGTACGCCCGGATGATTTACGCCCACCATTGCAAAAAGCGCGGAGAGAATACCCAGCATATAGCAGAAGAAACGCTACACGACCAAAGTACGATATGCTACTACCTTCGTCGCTACGATAGCGAATACAAGTATAACAAAGAGTTCCGCGCGGCGGCTGAAAAGGTTGCCACCCTATTGAGTAAAAAACTAAGTGTTCCAAAAGACGTATTAAAATAAGACGATAATATGAGGTTTGCATTAAGAAATAAAGCGAAGTTAATAAAATCTTTTGGAGAAGATTATTATAGGCTATTGGTAAGTAGTCTAACAGACTTTGCTAAAACTAACCGGGAAATAGCCGCCTACACGATAGAAGGGTATACTTACGAATTTATAAATATACCCAATGTTCAACCAAGCGCAGCCAGCTATTTTCAATTCGCAATAGTGGGAAGCCAGTACGATGTACTACACGTTGCCTATTATAGTGTAATTGAGTGAAAAATATTTGCAAATAATTTAGTATGATAGAAATGAAAGTATTAAACGATTTCCTTTGGTGGCTATCTGTTGGTGGTATTCTTAAACGCTATTGGTCAGCCGTTGAATATGCTTGCTTTGATAAGAAAATATTGCAGGCTGATTTTATAAAAAGAATGGATGCCACCGACCCAAATACTCTTTTTGATTTACTTATTGATTGCGGTTTTCTCTTCTTTAAAAAAGCGAAAGAAAAATACATTAATTGGTTAATAACAGAACAATAAAATCATGAGAAATAAAATATTAGGTGCAAAGGTTAAAACCCTTTGCCAATTAAAGAACAAAGGTGGTACGATTATAGAGAAAGGCGAAGTATGTACTATTGTACAAAGTTACAGGGGGTACGGTATTCGTACAGACGACTACCGACAAATAAACAGGGTAGAAAAATCAGATATTGAGTTCCTGAAAATAATGAAGTGCAAAAAGTGCGGGGGAAGGCTTGCACTTGTAACGGGAAACTTTTACTACGAACCGGATGAAGAACCGTATTTACCGGACGTACAAGAGGAAGCAATAGCAAAGGGGGGAGAATGCGAACTAATTGCTTACAAATGTGATTTGTGTGGACATTTAGAAGGTTTTTTAAAAACGTAATAATTATAATAAAATTATGGGTAAAGCAAAAATTAAAATAGCGGGTTGGCTAAGAAATGTAGCCGACCGTATAGAAGGTCGTGTAGTACGTTGCGACATTGGAACCGGAAAGGATTATACGGCGATAATAATAGGCGCAAGTATTAGCCACGAAGCACGGGAAAAGCTAAGCCGAGAACTAAGTAAGTCTATTAACCCGGAACGTGCAGCACGTGAAGCAATGGAAGCGGCTAAAAGCCATTTAGCAAACAACCTTTGCGAAGCGTTAAGAGAAAACGGATTTATAGAGTATAGCGAAGATGAATATAATTTAGTAGCAACCTTAAAAGTAACAAGACAATGAAAGCAGTAGTATTGCTAAGTAAGAAGTTCTTCCCGGCACACTTCCGGGCAGGCGAAGCGACCGAATTTAAAACAAAGGTTCTTAACGGTCAGAAACGGCACACGTGCCGAAGTAATTACGAGTATTGGAAAAAGAAAATAGCGACCTTGCAGGAAAAAGAAGGGACGCTATGCCTACGACAGTGGACGGATAAACCGTATAGAAGTCCGCAAGAAGACGTTTTAGAAGTCCCGGCTAACCTGTGTACAGTTCAGTCTTTAATATTGCGTAGAATCGGCTTAGGGTTTTCTGCAGAAGTAGAGGGAAACCCGGTAAGATTGGAAGAATTAGCGCGTAACGACGGTTTAACCCCTACGGAGTTCGCCGCGTGGTTTATTCCGGTGTTTGAAAAGACGAAGGAAGACGCACTAACTTTCGCTGTTATTCAGTTTACTACTTTTCGCTATTAGCATGGACGTTGTACACTATCCGTACGGGAAAATTAAACTATTTCCCGGCGATAAAGTAGAACTGACCTACACAGGGCGACAAAAAAGCCTACTTAGCAAACGGGACTTAAAACGCTTGTGCGGTTGGACGTGTGGAATGAAATACAGCGGAGAAGTGAAAGAACGCAGCTACGGACTTGTAGTGGAACTTAGAAACGTAGAAAACGATAGTTTGGAGTGTACTCACTGCGTTTACAACATAGAAAAATACATAGCAGACGGTTTTGTATTTAGCGACGTGATAATAAAGCGTAATAAACAACTACAATTAAATTTTAATTCAGAAATATGAAAGCAAGATTAGCAAAGAAAATCGCAGGAAGAACATTTGCCTTTAAAAATTGGGATAGCAATTACCAGCCTTACTCAATACCGCAACAACAAAAGATGATAGCTAAAACGCCGTATAGCTTTGAAGCTAAGCAAACGATGATAAAGTATGGAGTTGTAGGCAAAATTCCAACAGAATTTAGAAAATGTAACCCCGTAAAGATACTACGACTTATGGCACATTACGAAGCCGACCCTAAAAACTTGAAGGAGTACAAAGACTTCTTTCGATACATGAAGGAAAGAGGGTACAACTTGTATTAAAAGAAACTATGACCCCTAAAGAATTTTTCGACAAAGTAGTAGAAATGCGTGCAGCACAAAAAGAATACTTCCGCTGCCGTACTTCCGCCGCTTTAAGTAAGTCGAAGCGATTAGAAGCCGAAATAGACCGCGAAATTAAACGCGTGAACGATTTACTATCCCAAAAGGAGAAAACCCGCCAGCGGTCACTATTCGGTGAAATAGACGAAGATTTAATTAACCGGAGTAATAACAATTAAAACAAAAAGCAATGATTAACGTAGAATTAGACGCGCGTATATTGGAAGACCAAAAGTTTAACGCGCAAGTAGAAGACAGAATAAACGAGTTTAGAGAAGTTCGCGAAAAAGCGCGAATAGAAGGCAGACAGTTAAAAGCGTCGCCAACGCTTCGCCTTTTGGAAAGTGGGCGGCTGAAACTTAGCTTCATTCTTTCAGAGTTCCCAAAGATAGCAAATAAGGAATCGCAGTTACCACGCGGAGAACGCGACGCGATAGCTAATATTGTTTTTGAAGCCGCCCGCCGGGTAGTCCTTCTTAACCAGCAGGAACGCGCACAGAAGGCGACGCAGAAAGCTAACGATAAAACGGCGAAAGAATGACCTTTGAGGAAATGAAGGCGAAAGCCAATAAGGGGAAACCACGGAAGAAACCACGACACGAAGAAAGCCAAATACAACAAAGTTGCGTAAGGTGGTTTAGGTTACAGTTCCCGGATATTGCGTTACTTTTGTTCGCCGTCCCGAACGGCGGCGCGAGGAATAAGCGCGAAGCCGGAATACTAAAGGGCGAAGGCGTTACCGCTGGAGTTGCGGACGTGATACTATTAAAGCCTTCGGGCGGCTTCGCTTCGCTTTGCGTGGAGTTTAAAACCGAAGATAAAGGCAGTAACCAGCGAGACACACAAAAACGCTGGCAGGAAGTAGCGGAAACTGCCGGGAATAAGTACGTTATTTGTCGTTCCTTTGACGACTTCTATCGGGAAGTAAGAAGCTATCTATTCCCAAAGAAATAGAAAGCGCGAAGATTTGGCGAAGTGTTTTAGGGTTTAGCGTATCACTTTAATACGTTAAACCCTTTATTTTTGCAGAAAAACCAAAGCAATGACAGTAAAGGAGATTTTAAGTAAGGCTAAAGACTTCATTAAGAAGATACCGGAAGACAAACGGAAGCATTTTATAGCTGGGTTCACTATTAGCGCGTTTGCAAGCCTTTTCGTTGGTTATCTATTGGGCTTTTTATTCGCCCTTTTCGTAGGTGCAGGAAAAGAAGCCTACGACCATATAACTGGGAAAGGAACGCCGGAATTTAAAGACTTTCTTTTTACTGCATTTGGCGCAATAGCAAGCGTAGCGTTTTCTGTGACCTTTACGCTTATTCTTTCCGCCGTTTTGGGTTTGTTTATTTAGGCTTTACAAAAGCATCATATAGCTGATAGCAACGGCTTAGAGCCGAAGCGGGGGCGCGGCGTTAAAAACCACGCCCTTTTTTAATAACTACAATTATGGCAAAGATAGAGAAGAAGAAAATAGAAGACCTTATACCGGACGACCTTAATTTCAACAAGGGTACAGAGTTCGGGCAGTCTATTATAGAGAAGTCCCTGCGCTCCTTCGGTGCGGGTCGTTCTATTTTGTTGGATAAGAACAACCGGATAATAGCCGGGAATAAAACTACCGAAGGATTTGCTAACGCGGGAATGGAAGACGTTATTATAGTCGAAACGACAGGTAACGAACTTGTAGCCGTTAAGCGTAATGATATAGACCTCGATAGCAAAGAAGGGCGCGAACTTGCATTAGCGGACAACGCGACATCTGCCGCTAACTTAGATTGGGACACGGAAGCGATACAGCACGCACAAGAAAGCTACGGGATAGACCCACCCGAATGGGGCGTTAATATAGAGTTCGGAGAGGAAGAAGAACCCGAAAACGAAGTAAACGAAGACGGATTTAACCCACCCACTGAGGTGGAAACCGACATAAAGCCCGGCGACATATACGAGCTACGGAAGGGCGATATTTGCCACCGTCTTATGTGTGGGGACGCTACCGACCTTTGCGCAGTTACGAGCCTTATGGGTGGGAAGGTTGCCGACTTGATTGTAACAGACCCACCCTATAATGTGGATTATTCAAGTAAGAATAAAACCTTAAACGATTGGGAAGAAAAGAACCCCGGTAAACACAAAGCGAATCGCGTACAAACGGATATAGTAAACGACCGAATGGAAAACGCCGCTTTTGCTTCATTCCTTCGTGATGTTTATATACGATTTGCCGACATAACCAAGCCGGGCGGAGCTATTTACGTTTTCCACGCAGCAAGCGAAAGCGTAAACTTTATAACGGGACTAACTAACGCCGGATTTCTTTTTAAACAGTGCTTAGTGTGGGTTAAAAATAATATAGTGCTTTGTCGCCAAGATTACCAATGGCAACACGAACCGATTTTATACGGTTGGAAGGACGGCGCGCCGCATTACTTTATAGACGACCGGACTAACCGGACAGTTTTTGAGGATAAGATAGACTTTGACGCGATGAATAAGAAGGAACTATTAGCCTTTTGCAAAGAATTGCAGAATACAAACGAGTACCCTTCTTCTGTTATTCACGAAGATAAGCCGTTAGTAAACGCGGAACACCCAACGATGAAACCCGTAAAACTTGTAGGAAGACTAATACGTAACAGTTCCCGGAAAGGCGAGACTGTTATAGACTTCTTTTTAGGCAGTGGTACGACTATGGTAGCTTCGCACCAATTAGAGCGCAACTGTTTCGGATTGGAGCTAACGCCGGAATATTGCCAAGTCATATTAGACCGTATGCGATTACTTGACCCCGAAATAGTAGTAACTAAATTGTAGGCTTATGGCAAAGATAGGACGGAAAACGAAGTACACGCAGACTATTGTAGAGCGTATATGCGAGCTTGTAGCGAAGGACACCTACACCGTGCCGGAACTTTGCCGCGCCGTAGGGATTGATGAAGCGACCTTTTACCGTTGGAAGAACGATAAAAGCGAGTTTTGCGAAGCATTAAAAGAAGCGGAAGACAAAAGGTTAGCCTATTTTGCTACCGAAGCAAAGAGAAGCCTGCTAAAGAAGATACAAGGCTACACGGTGCAAGAAAAGCACATAGTAACCGTAGGAAGCGGCAAGTTCGATGTAAACGGGAAGGAGATACCGCGTATTAAAGAGCAAAAGACGGTAGATAAGCATTTCCAGCCGGACACAGCCGCGATAATATTTACCCTAACCAACGCAGAACCGGAACGCTGGCGGAATAGGCAAAACGCAGAAGTTACCGGGAAGGACGGCAAAGACCTAATACCGCCTGCCCGTACATTGACAAAGGAAGAAGCAAAAGAATTATTTAACAAGTTAGAAGGTGAGTGTTAAGCAGATAAGGGATATTGACGTAATACGTACCTTCACTTTACAAAGTACGTTGAACTTTACGCGGTACTTCTTCAAAGTGCGGCAGAAGCGAAAGTTTGTTATAGGCAAACATCACAGGGAAATAGCTGCTGCGCTTGATAAGGTATTGCTCGGAGAGATTACGCGCCTTATTATCAACATTGCACCACGTTACGGAAAGACCGAATTAGCGGTTAAGAATTTTATAGCCGAAGGATTGGCGATAAACCCGAAGGCTAAGTTTATTCATTTGTCTTATTCCGATGACTTAGCCCGTGATAATTCGCGGGGAGTGCAGGATATTATTAACGACCCGGAATATAGGCGCATTTTCCCGGACACTATACCGACTTCTACTAATACAAAAAAGTGGTACACTACGGAAGGCGGCGGGCTGTACGCCGTTTCTTCCGCCGGACAGGTTACAGGCTTCGGCGCGGGTTTGGTTGATGAAGAAGACGAAGAAGGCGAATTAGCGAAGGAAATAGAAGAATTAGACGGACTTAATGCCGACAGCTTCGGCGGTGCAATTATTATAGACGACCCAATCAAACCGGACGACGCAAGAAGCGCACAGGTACGCGATAAGGTTAATAACAAGTTTGAAACCACTATACGAAACCGTGTAAACAGTCGTAAAACGCCTATTATAATCATTATGCAGCGTTTGGATGAAGACGACCTTTGCGGATATTTGCAACGCCTTGAACCGGGAGAATGGACTGTATTAAGTCTTCCGGTTATTGAATTGGACGAAGAAGGAAACGAGCGCGCGCTGTGGGATTTTAAGCATACTTTAGAAGAACTTTACGCCCTTCGTGAAAAGAACATATACGTTTTCGATACACAGTACATGCAGAACCCGACACCACTAACCGGGCTAATGTACGAACGCACTTTTAAAGTGTATGAAGTTCAGCCTATAACGCGAAAACATAAAATTAAAGCCTATATAGATACAGCAGATACGGGCGCGGATTTCCTTTGTTGTATTATTTATATTGAAACCGAAATAGGAAACTTCGTATTAGACGTATACTATACACAAAAAGCAATGGAAGTAACAGAACCGGAAACGGCGCGAAGACTTACCAAGTACAACGTAGAAGAAGCCATTATAGAAAGCAATAACGGCGGGCGTGGATTTGCCCGGAACGTTGAAGCACAATGCCGCATATTAGGAAACCGGAAGACTTCTATAACGTGGTTTCATCAGTCAGAAAATAAAGACGTTCGTATTTTCAATCATTCAGCAGAAGTTCAGAACCTAACATATTTCCCGAAGGGTTGGGAACATCTTTACCCGCAATTCTATAAGGCAATAACGCAATATAAGAAGACCGGGAAAAACGCCCACGATGATGCGCCGGACGCATTAACAGGAACGGTTGAGAAGCGAGGAACGCAAGCCCAAAACTTAAATAAGATATTTAGATAACTTAATAATTATAGCTATGACAATAGAAGAACTTTTAGAAAGCGAAGACCTTAGTAAAGTCGTTAGCGAGTTGAGAAGCGGACGTTTGAGTACAGAACCAAACGCGAAGGAATATGCGATGCAGTATAACCCCAAAGAGCACGATATTAACGACCGTGTTAAGCGACCGGATAAGATTGTAGTAGTTGATAAGGACAGCGACGAATACGGCGAGGTTAAGAATGTGAACCCCAATGTAGAACAAACTACGGAGCAAGGTTTCAGAGTTGAACCCGTGGCGCGTATAGCTTTGGCTATTCAGAAATTAATAGTAAAACGTGCCGTAGCCTTCACGTTCGGGAATCCGGTAACATACAATAGCAACCCGAACGACGACGAAGAAAAAGCAGTCTTACAGGCAATAAACCGCGTTTTCCACGATGTTAAAGAAAAGACATTAAACCGCCGTGTAGCGCGAAACCTATATAGCACGACCGAAGTAGCGGAACTTTGGTATCCGGTAGATACAGAAGAACACGATACTTATGGATTTAAGACGAAGAAGAAGTTTAAGGTAGCCGTATTTAGCCCGATGTTTGGAGATAGACTTTACCCCTATTTTGACGAAGCGCGCGACATGGTAGCCTTTAGCCGGGAGTTCACGCGCAAAGACCGCGATATGATTACACGAACCTATTTTGAAACCTACACTTCCAAGAAACATTACCTATGGTGTTGCGACGGATTAGACGGTGAAGTAGCGGGTAAGAATTGGGTTTTAGTGGAAGGCTACCCGAAAGACTTAACAATAGGTAAAATACCCGTTGTTTACGCGTGTCAGCCACAAGTAGAATGGGAAGACGTGCAAAGTCTTATAGACCGTTTAGAAAAGTTGCTTTCCAATTTTGCCGATACGAACGATTACCACGCCAGCCCTAAGATTTTCGTACAGGGAAAAGTAGTAGGCTTTGCTCGTAAAGGCGAAGCTGGGGCTATCATTGAAGGCGAAGAAGGAGCTACCGCGGAATACTTAGCATGGCAGAACGCACCGGAAAGCGTGAAACTTGAAATAGAGACGCTTCTAAGAATGATTTATACGATTACCCAAACGCCCGACATTTCATTTGATACAGTCAAGGGAATAGGCGCAGTTTCCGGCGTAGCCTTGCAACTTCTTTTCATGGATGCACATTTGAAGGTACAGGATAAGAGTGAGATATTTTCAGAGTACCTGCAGAGAAGGACGAATATTCTTAAAGCCTTCTTCAAGCAAGCACACTTAGAATGGTCTAAGGGGTGCGACCGTTTGATAGTGGAACCGGAAATAGTGCCTTACATTATCGAAGACGAACTTAGTAAGATTAATATTCTTACAGCAGCTAACGGCGGAAAGCAAATAGCAAGCCGACGCGCAACTATTCAGCGTTTAGGGTGGGCGGATAATGTAGACGACGAAGAAGCGGCAATACTTGCGGAAGAAGACCGGGAAAATAGCTTTTATCAGAACGAACCGACTATTTAGCTTTGTAATCGTATCACTTTAATACGTTTTTCTTCGATTTCTGCGCGTTTCGCACCTTCGGCAATATAACTAATACCAAAGAAGCGAAACGCGCTTAAACGCGATTTTTAAAGAAAATAACTATGCCGAAAGAAAACCAGCTAATAATACAGCTTCGCGGATTTGACGCGAAACACTACACAAGAACCGAACGCTACGCGAAGCAAGTAGCCAAGTTGTACCAAACGGCGGCGGATGAGTTTGCAAGCCTTGCAGGAAAGATTAACCTTCCTGCGGACGGAACTTTTAACTTTGACGACTTCCCGAAGGCAAAGAAGCAGGCGCACGGTATTGTGTCTCGGCTTGCTGGTAAGATTGAAGCCGTAGTTACTACCGGGCAGCGTTCCGAATGGCTGGCGGCGTGCCAAAAGAACGACGCGTTTTTAGCTTCGATACTTCATACGTCAAAGCTAAGCAAAGAGGAAACCGAACGATACCAAGCGCGCAACCTTGAAGCCCTTAGCGCATTTCAGAACCGCAAAGAAGGTGGTTTGAATCTTAGTCAAAAGATTTGGAAGTACGCGGGCGAATTTAAGGACGCTATGGAGTTGGGAATAGATATAGGATTGGGAGAAGGTAAAAGCGCGCAAGAACTTAGTAGGGATTTACGGAAATATCTAAATGAACCTGATAGGCTTTATAGACGCGTCCGGGATAAGGGCGGAAACCTTAGATTAAGTAAGGCGGCGAAATTATACCACCCCGGACAGGGCGTTTACAGGTCTTCCGCAAAGAACTCCCAGCGATTGACACGCACCGAAGTAAACATGGCATACCGGGAAAGCGAATACTTACGCTGGCAGCAATTAGATTTCGTTGTAGGGGTTCGTGTAATGTTAAGTAATAACCACACTATTAAAAATTCCAAAGGCGAACCCGTTCCGTTTGTGGATATTTGCGATACTTTGGCGGGCGATTATCCGAAAACATTTAAGTTCGTGGGGTGGCATCCGCAATGCCGCTGTTTTGTTGTGCCTATAATGTCGGATTACGACGAATATAATAAAGACCGGGCTAATAGATTGAAGGCTATTGTTAAAGGGGCACAGTACAAAAGCCTTCCTTCAAGACGGACAATTAAAGACGTACCGCAAGCCTTCCGGGATTACGTTAGTAGCATAGAAGAACGCGCTAAGGGCTGGAAGTCTATGCCCTACTACATTCGTGACAATTTTAAAGGCGGGAAGATTAGCGGCGGATTAAGCCGGGTTATACCACAAAAGAAGGTAGAACCTTGTACAGAGTTTGACAGCGTAATAAGTAGCCTTAGACGTTGGGCTTATGCTTTTGGCGGCGACCTTAGCGCGATAGACGCACTACGTACGGCAGGAAACCGCGAAGGTTTAGCGGCAGAAATAAAGCGGGTACAGTCAAGCATGGATAGTAACCAAGACAAATGGAACACCGCAAAGAACGCGTTATATACCTTCATAGAAAACGAGCTATTAAACGATTACATAGACCTTGCAGATAAGTATACGCGAATCTATAACCAAAACGAAATAAAGACTTCAAACTATTACGGGGATTGCATACCAAAGCTGCAGCAAGCATTAATAGACGCTAAGGCAGAACTACAAAAGGCTAAAGCGGAAGAAGCTAAGCAGGAATACAGTAAAAATATGCCAAGCGAATTTAAGAAGGGTAAAGAGTGGTTACGCGGCGACGACTACACTTTTAATAAAGACTTCTTCGATTTAATAGACCCAGCAAACCCAATCGGATTAACCATACACAAAGGCGACAAAGGGGCTTATTACAGTCCCGGAGAAAAACGGGTGCATTTAGATTATGGAAAACGTTCGGGAGATAGCCCGTACGGAAGAAAGAAAGTTGTTTACCATGAGTTCGGGCACGCGATAGATTGGCAGCGCGGGTTAAGGTTCAGCAAAGAAGTAAGAGAACTTAGAACAAAGCAAATAGAACGCCTACAAAAGCGGGTAAATAGTACGAAGACTAAAATGTATTACGACGGTCAGAAAAGGGAATACGTTGTAAAGGAGACTAAAACCAAAGTAATGTACGCTAAAGTAGTCTCCGAAAGATTGGATAGGCTTTACGCTAAAATACGTTCAATGAAAGACGAAACATTTACGAAGCGAGGTATAACCAAGCAGGATGTTATAGAGCAAATTTGTAGCGTACAAGATACATTAAAAAGTCTTATAAATTCGGTTGGTTGGGGACATTCTACCAGCTACTTTAAAACGTACGGATTTAGCGAAGCCGAATACATTGCACATTGTTTTGAGAATACATTCATAGGAAACCGCGTATTCCAAAAGTATCTACCTACGGAATACGCGGAAACAATAGCGTTTATTAAATCACTAAAGAAGCCTTAAACGAGGTAAAGACCACCGTCGAAAATTTCGCCTATATAGTTAGCGTCTTTCGGCGGTGTGTTTCCTAATCCCGGATAGACCGGAACCAACCTACGACCTTCTGTTAAACATTGTCGTAGGATTGTAGCGGCTTTTTGATTGGACGGTTCAGCATAACAAAGCAGTCTTACTAATTCTTCGTCTTCTGATACGTTACAGCAGCCTAAGAAGGCTTCTACTAAATGCTCATTAGGAACAACCGTAACGGGTTGCTTCCCTTTGTCTGTTTGTATTTTGGGCGTTTTCATTATTGAATAAATTTAGCTTCTGCAAATATAACTAATAATCAAGACTTAACAAATTCAGAAAGACCGGGGCGGCGGAGTATATATAAGCAATTAACAGCAATTAGGCACACTACAACCGGAACAAATAAAGCCAAACGTAACCAAACAGACAAAGCAATAGCAAGAAGTACTCATTTGCTACAATATAACAAACGACATGAGGGCAGCAGACGCGATAAGTATAATTATCGTAACCATACAGCCAGAGTTTTTAACAGTCTGCTCTATATCTTCCATTTTTTCGCCGCTTAATACTTTTCCTAATACTAATAGATAATCGCTAATTATTCCTGCTAAAATAGAATTAGAAGAAACAGAGCCATAAGCATTGGTTACAGTCATTTGTATTTTAGTTTTTCCTTCTTCAATTTCGGAAAGTGTTATATCAGCAATGGCAGGGTTTAGGTTATTAGAGATAGGGAAATGATAGGTGTTAAAGACTTCATTTATATCATTTTTACGAAGAATGTATTTAGACGGGAATTTATCAAACATAGACATAATAGCCGCTTTGACTTCACTTATTGAGAAGTTTACAATAAGTTCTTTTTCTGCCTTTTGAAGACTACTTGTATTATAATTCATAGTATTTATATATTTTGAGTTATTGTTTTGCGAAAATATAAGGTAACGTTATTCCACTTTGGTAAAGGTAGATTTGCGTTTCACTTTTTATAGACATATCATATACGTGATAGGATTTATTTTCGGAGATAGACCATAAGGAAAGTATATCAGCTTTCGGTGATACGTTATATAGACATTTGATTATTTCATATTCTGCACCTTTATAAGGCATACTATAATAAGTACATTCCCCTTGTGCATCAAAAAGAACCGCTTCGCCATTCATGTAACTATTCTCGGTTACTTCTTTGGGTGTTTGGTAGTGAGTACCAAAGATAATTTTATCCGGGTCGGGTTGTAGTTCAGCCCCCGGATAGTTACCAAGATTTGAAAATTGTGTATCCGCCCAAGTACCATTAAATAAAGCGAATGCTTTTTCTTGTTTTTCCGAATAGTGGCTTTGGTCGTCATCATTAGAACAACCGCAAAGAAGTAACATACACGATAATACTGCTAAAAAAAACTTTTTCATTATTTCTTTTTTTTGTGCCCGCTGACCCAAACAAGCAGTTATTATAAAATGCGAAAGCGTGGGTCTTTACGGTTCGTGTATTGAGGCATCGCCAAACGCCCATCGAAACAAACCATAACCCACGCTTAGCCGATATATCAAACATGGATATACGACAAAGCAGGCGTTAAAAATGGTCTTCTTTTCGATTTGGAAATTGGCGATTTTCAATACAAGAAGCCTAACGCTTTCGTAATTTGCCGGATTTCTCCCCAGCAACAGACGCAAAAATAAAAAAGAATTGGTACATAGCCAACAAAATAGCCACAATTAGATACGTAAACAGAAAAGAACTAACTTAACCAACAAAGAACTAACCGAACCAACTGAAACCAATAAAGAACCAACAACTAACCCAAACCAACCTAAACCAAGGGTAACTAACCTTTATGTATATGTTATTGATATTATATTGTTGTTGTTTATTCGCGTACGAGATTCCAGCAAACAGAGAAATTCAAAAAGTTCCAAAAAGAGGAAATAAAAAATAAGAGCCTTTAAGACACTTTTAATTAGATAGACAATAGAATACCCGCAAAAGAAGATAAAGTTCAATAGCGGGCAAAAGAAACGGCAAAAACAGGTACTATTGTATGCTTATTGTATGCCTATTGTTTCTGTTCTTGCTGTTCCACTTGTTTTAGTGGATTTCATGATTAAACAGAACTAACGGCGCGAATTAGTTGATTTAAGCCAAAAACAACATGAACCAACTTAACCAACCATGAACTAACATAACTAACCTAAACTAACTAAGAACCAACCTAACCAATAAAGAACCAACTTAACCAATTAAGCGAAAAATATCTATTTGGAAGTTTTAGCGAAGTGTTTGCTTCCTCTTTTAAGAAACGTATCACCTTAATACGCTACTTTTGCTTCCGGTATTAACAAAAAAATAGTTTATGAATTTGATAGAAAAGATTTTAGCACTACTTACGGCTAAGTTCGAGGGCGTGCGAAAAGACGGTTTACAACAGTTGGCATCCGTTATCGGATTACAAGTAACAACCGAAGAAGAAGCTAACGAAGTAGTAGGTAAACTTACCGCCGAAAAAGTTAGCGGATTTGTAACAAGCTGGCGCAGTTCAGCAGATGCAGAGATAGCGAAAGCTAACAAGACATACGAAGACGGGCTTAAACAAAAGTACGACTTCGTAGAGAAAGGAAAGCAAACGCCGCCTGCTGGTGCAAACGAGCCGGAACCGGGCGGAGCGATAACGCTCGACGCGATAAGCAAACTTATTGATAGCAAACTTTCGGGCGTGCAAAGTAGCATTACCGAAATGAACGCTGATAAGGTGGCAACGTCACGACGTGAACTATTTGTAGCCAAGTTGGATGAAGCTAAGTTAGAAGGAAGCACACGCGAAATGCTTATTAAGAATTTCGACCGGGCTAACAACTTCCAAAGCGACGAAGACTTTAACGGCTATATAGCCGACTTGCAAGGCGATATTGCCGCCTTAGCACAAGAACGCGCAGACGCTGGGCTGTCAGGACACGAAAAGCCAATCTTTGGAGCCGTGAACAAAGAAGGTGTAAGTAGTGGCGTAGCAGACTACATTAAAGCGCAGACCGAGAGTAAAACAGCCTTTACAGGCAAAGAAGTTTAACCGTTAATTCAATATTAAGATGTTGAAGATAGACAGAAAGCAGGATAAGCGCGTAGTACACGCTTGTACGCACATGTTAGCGGACATTCCTAACGGCGTTACCGTTTGTTCTTCCGAATTGGTTGCAGGCGGTATTTTGCGAGAAGGAACGGCAATAGGTGGCAAAGATAATGCCGGACTTTATCACGTGGTAAAGACAGCAGGACTTACCGAAGCCGCTACCGCTACAACCAAAAGCTACAAAGTAGCAAAAGGACATCACTTCAAAGAAGGCGACTTCGTGATGTTGAAGAAAGGGGCAAAAGCATACGCTATTACTTCTATTAATAAGTCGGAAACGCTTTACGATACTATTACCGTAGGCACGACTTTAGGGGAAGTAGCGGCAGTAGGCGCAACGCTTATGCAGGCAGCAGCACAAAGCGCAGACACTGCATCCGCGTTGAAGTACGCACCTAAAGCCCTTGTAGGTGATAGTTACGACGTGGAAGCCCTTAGTAACCACCTTGTATCAGCCGTTACTATTGGGCAGTTTAAAGAGAGTGTTATCCCGGCTATTAGCGACGAAATTAAAGCCGCTTTACCCGGAATTAGTTTAATTTAATAGGCACTAAATTATGATTAGAACATTAATGCGCGGACTTGAAGAAAAAGACATGCAAGCCGTTATTAATACCTACGATTTGAAGCCTTACTACTATCCTACGCTTTTCCCATTGAAGGAAACTTATACTTTAACGTGGAAGGCGTTGGAAGCACAGGTAGGGCTTAAAATAGCTGCCGATTTGGTAGCACGTGGCGCGACTATTGACAAGAAGACGCGCGAAGCTATTGCGCGCTTGCAAGGCGATATACCGAAGATTGCAGTAAAGAGAACCAAGAACGAAGACGAACTTACGGATTACGAAGTTATGATAGCCATGACTTCACAGAATCCCGACCTTCGCGCTTTGGTTGAAGCATGGGCAGAAGATACTAACTTTTGTTGGAACGCAGTAGCCGCCCGTTTGGAGTGGATGGCGTTGCAGGAAATTTCTTTAGGTAAGATTACGCTTACTAACGAAAACAACGGTTCTGTAATTAGCGAATACGATGTAGATTACCAAATCCCAGCCGAAAGAAAGTTAGGCTTTCAAACAGGTTCGGCGAATTGGGCTACTTCCGCTTCCGCGAAGCCTATTACTAAGGACTTCAAGAACGTTGTAAAAGCGGCAAAGAAAGAGGGTGTGTCTCTGAAATTCGCGTTTATGTCCCTTGATACGTTCGCGACTTTTGCGGAAACCGCAGAAGTGCAGAAAACCTGCGCTTCATTCGCTGTGAACGCTTTGAACCTTCAACAAACGCCAAGTCTTGAACAAGTAAACAACGCGTTAAAAACGCTTCCTTACTTGAAGGGCTTGCAGATTGTAGTTATCGACCAAGACATAACCGTAGAGCTTCCAAGTGGCGAACGTTATACCGGGAACCCATTTACCGAAAACGTGGTATTATTTACCGAAAGTAAGGTATTAGGTGCAACTTATTGGAAGAAGCCTGCCGACTTGAACGTAAAAGGTAGCGTAGCTATGAAGGCTTTGAACGGTCATACACTTATTAAGAAGTTCGCTAACGAAGAACCATTAGAGGAAGTTACAATGGGAATCGCTAACGCTTTCCCGGCGTGGCTTACTTCTTCCCGTTCGTGGTTAATGTCTACCGATAATTCTGCATGGAATCACTAACCAATACCGGGAAGGCTTAACGGTCTTCCCGGCTAACTGCTTAGCTTATGACATATAAAGAATGGTTTACTCGGACTACGGCGCGCTTCGATATTGAAGGCGCAGACGTAGAACTTATTTTAACCAACCAACAAAAAGCAATACCGAACCCGACAGAGGAAGTAAATGTAATAACCGCCAAACGCGCGCTTTGTGCCGAATTTGGAACTATTATACCACTTGCCAACGTTAGCGAAGGCGGCTATTCTGTTAGTTGGAATTGGGAAGCTATTAAGTTTTGGTATAATCAGACTTGCGGCGAATTGGGTATTATCCCGGTCACAACGCCGAAAGTCAGAAGTAGAAGTAATAGATGGTAACGGACGTAGCAAATAGACAATACCCGCATTATCTATACAAGCGTACTAACGGCGAAGCCGTACAAGCCGCTAACGGTAGTTGGCAGGCTTCCGAAACAGAATGGACGCTACATAGTGTTTGCCGGGAAGAAACTAACGGGAAGGGTACGCAGATACAAACTGCAAATGGTCGTTTCGTTACGTTCGCGTCGCTAATACAAATTCCTAAAGGTGTTGAACGAATACCCGAAGGCGTGGAAATAGCGGTAGCGGATAAGCCGTTAGAGCCTTCGCAGTTGCTTAACCAGCATACTATGGAAGAAGCTAAGATTTCGGGAGTAGTTAGAATTTCCGGTGAGTGCTTGAAATTTGATAAAGGGCGTTTGCATTGTAGGCTATGGGTATAGAAGCGAATTTTACGGGAGATATAGACGGTACGTTTAGGACGTTTCTGCTTGATATTGAACGGCAGATAATAGAAAGCCTATGCCGTATTGGAGAAGAAGCCATAAGTATGGCGAAGACCATACCGGAAGAACGCGGTTTTACAGACCGAACCGGGAACTTACGTTCTTCAATGGGTTACGTAGTATTAAAGGACGGGAAGCCCTTAAATATAGATTTTAAAGCAGAAAAGGGCGGAAATATCGGCGCACAAGAAGGGGAACGTTTAGCCTTACAGGTTGGCGGAAGTTATACCGAAGGATATACGTTAGTAGTAGTCGCCGGAATGAAATATGCCGTTTACGTAGAAAGTAAAGGGCGTGACGTTCTTACATCAGCCGAAAAATTTGCAGAGAAGCGCATAGCCAAAGAGTTAGCGGATTTAGTAACGAATATAAAAGGCGCGTTTAAATGAAAAATTGTAGTAGCATAGATACGGATGACATTCTATTTCAGATTGTTTCAGAAGCCGTAAAAGTTGGGATAGTCAAGATTTCCGGCATAGTGTGTCCGCAGGGAGAACGACCTGACAACAGCGAAGCCGAAGACATTGTAATAAATACTATTACGATTACGCACGATAAACCGCAAAGCGGAACTTCTAACGTGAATATATACGCTTCCGACCAAAAGCTAAAAATACGCGGGAAGGAACAACGTAAAGCCGACCGGGAAAGATTGCGAATAATTGGCGACGCGCTTGTAGATTATTTGGACGCTCAAAATATTGCAGACCTTGAATATTGGATAGAAAGCGACACCGTAATAAAAGAAGCCGAAGTAAAACAACATTATCGGAATATTAGAATTAGTTGGAACATTCATTAATTTTTTATCAATATGGCAACATTAGTAACATTGGGTCTTTCCAAAATATTGGGTAAGACGGCAGAGCCTACAAAATTGGACTTTGCAGAGACAGGATATGAGCCGTTCGGATTGACTTACGAAGACACCTGTAAGATGTCGCAGGAAGACCCGGAAACGACAGAGTTTTACGCGGAAGAAGAAGACGATCCCGTAGAATCAATAGATAAGGCGGGTAAAATTACATTTACTTTTTCTATCATGAACCCCGATTTAACGACGTTAAAGCGATTGTTTGGCGGCGAAGTAGCTACGGATATTTGGAGTTACCCGGACACCGTAAGTACGGTAGAAGAATCGGTTATTATACTTCCAAAGAAAGGGTTAAAGTTTCAAATTCCACGAATGAAACTTACCGCCAAAATTAACGGCGAATTTAGTAAGAAGGGTTTGCTTCTTATTGAAGTTACCGGAACTGTTATGAAGCCCAAAACTTCGGGATTAAGAAAAATGGCAGTAGGACGCGTTGCAGCGGTTCCGGCAAATTCTTAATTGTGGAGAGTGAATTTAAAACAAACCGAAATGCCCCGTTACTTTAATTTCGGGGCATTTCTTTACTTAATAGAACAATGGATAATAACGATAAATTAGAAGTCTTAGAACGCGAGCAAAGCGAATTAAGACACATGATAAACGAAGGTGTTACGTTCGATATTGAAGTAACCTACACGCGCAGGAAACCCGGTTTATTAGGCTTTCTACGTAAACGAGAGAAAATACAGGAAAAGAAGGTTTTTAGGGTTGCAGAGCCGACGCTGGCGACACTTGATAACCTTAGTTCCCTTTGGCTACAAATGTCAATAGACGAAGCTAAATTAAACGACGAAGACTATTTAATAACGGCTAAGCAATTAGCTACAAAGGAAGCGGGTAAACTTGCCGAAGTAGTAGCCCTTGCCGTATTGGGAGAAGATTTCTACGACACCACAGAGAAAGGCGGGGTATATACGCGGAAGCCTAACGCAAGCCGGTTAGATAATCTTTCTAACCTTTTTCTTCATACTATAACGCCTTCCCAGCTTCTTACACTTGCGATATTGATAACCAACGTAAGCAATTTAGGGGATTTTATAAACTCTATAAGATTGATGAGCGCAACACGCACAAGCGACCCGACACAACTTATAGAGCAACCGGATTAAAAAGCCCACACGGTCGCCGGGGTTCGGTTTGCGCACACTTCGGCTGGACGTTGGACTATCTTCTACATGGTATTCCGTGGGGAACGGTACAGAGAATGTTAATAGACGCGCCGGGCGTTGAAGAAGGAGATACGAAACCGGGAACTACCGAAGTAGTATTAACAGAAGAAAATGCAGGCGAAGTAATGGACTTAATAAATAGGTTTAACAGATGAATATACAAGGCGGTGGTTTGTCCTTTGAAATTTCGGGAAGTAACGAAAAACTTATAGCGGTACTTAACCAAAGCAAGAAGGCTATACAAACTTTTAGTACAGCAGCCGTAACAGGTGGGAAAAGTGTAGATGCAGCCTTTGAAACTGCGGCGGCTACCATTGAAAAAGGTTTTGCGGACATTGACACGGCTGTAGACCTCAATAAAGCAGAATTAGAAACGCTTAAGACCAAATATAAAGAGTTTGGTTCAGCAGCGGCGCAGGCTTTTAGTGAAGGGCGCGATGCCGATTACCGACGCTTTACGGAAGCACAAAGTAGTATAAAGGCAGAAATAACGCTAAGGGAAAAGTTAATAGCCAAAGCGAAAGAGGCAGCGGACGCTTTATTAGCGGAAGAACAAGCCTTAAACAAACAAAAAGAAGCAGTAGAAAAGAACGCTAATGCACATGTTTCGCTGAGAACCCAGCTACGCAACGTTCGCGAACAATTAGCGGAAATGGAAGAAGCCGGACAACGTGGAACGCAACAATTTATAGAGTTACAGCAGGAAGCGGGGCGACTAACTAACGCAATAGGTGACGCTAACGCTCAAGCAAAAATTTTCAGCCACGATAATCAAGGTTTGCAAGGTATGATTGCAGGTATTAGCGGTGTCGTTGGAGCATTTAGCGCGGCACAGGGAGCGGTATCATTATTTGCAGGTGAGAATGAAAACTTACAAAAGGTTATGCTTAGAGTTCAAAGCCTTATGAGCATAACAATAGGCTTGCAGCAAGTAGCAAACGCTTTAAACAAAGATAGTGCGTTTATGCTTGTTACAGTAGCCAAAGCCAAAGACATGCTTACGGCTGCAAATGCCCGACTTGCAGCAGCGTTGTGGGGGTCTACGGTTGCTGCACAAGCGTTAATGGCTGCCTTAACATTAGGCTTATCAGTGGCTATTACAGCCATAATTGTAGCTATTAGCAGGTTTCAAAAAAAACAAGCAGAAGCAAAAAAACAAGCAGACGAATTTAACAAGAAGGTAGCAGAAGCAGCCGGGAAACCTGTTACAGCATACCGGACGTTACAAGCCGAATGGATAAGCCTAAGCGACTCATTAAAGGAGCGTGAAAAGTGGGTACAAAATAATGCTGATAAATTTAGCAGTTTAGGCTTTTCGATTCGTAACGCAAAGGAAGCGGAAGAACTGTTAGTAAATAATAGTTCTAAGTTTGTTCAAGCTATGATGCTTCGGGCGAAAGCAACGGCTACAAGTGAACTTGCAGTAGAAAAATACAAAGCCGTCATAGAAGCGCAAAATAAAGTAGATAAGACACCTGCAACAAAACTACAAACAGGCGGTTATTACACAGACGGCTACGGCGTTAAGCGGAAAACAAATGCAACCGTAGAAGTTGAAAACCCCGAATGGGTAGAAGCAAAAAAGAATTTAGATAATATAGAAGCTGAATATGATAGGTTAATTAACACACAAATAGATTTCACACAGCAGGAGCAAAACTTGTTAGCGCAGATAGGCAACCAAGCCGGGCAAGTTGTAGCCGGAAGTGTAGAAGCTGCGGAAAAAGAGCTTTCCCGTTTGCAGGAACTTTACAAGAAGGCGGCTACGGATGCGGAACGAGCAGAGAGAAAAACACAGATTGAAGCGCAGAAAAAAGTATTAGCAAAAATAAGCCTTTCTTCTGGCAGTGGCAATAAGGATAATGACGACCCGTATTTAGACAACCTAAACAAGCGTAAAGCGAGATACGCGGAATACCTTAAATGGGTAACAAGTAAGGACGACACCGTAAGACAAGCCGCAAATACGGAGTTCGCCGCATTATTAAAAGAAGGTACGAGTTACCTCGATTATTTGGAAAACAAACGCGCTGACATTGAAGGTAAAGCCGTAAAGACAACCAGCGACCTAAAGAACCTAAGTACGCTTAACAATGAAATAGCCAACGCCACAAAGGAAGCGGTTATTTCAGACTTTGACGCTAAATTACAAGAAGAATTAGAAACATGTCAAACGATTGGCGAACGGTTAGATTTATTGGAGAAACGCAAACAGGAACTTAGCGGCGATAATTCGGACGTAGATAACGCAAAGTCCGAAATTATAGACGACGCGAAAAAGGACACCGTAAAACAGGCTAAGGAAGAAACAAAGCAACTACTTAGAGAGTACGCCGGGTATTTAGCCGAAAAGTTGGACTTTGAAGAAAGTTACGCCCGAAAGAAGGAACTTCTTACCGCGAATGCTGCAAAGGCTTCTACCGATAAAGAACGATCCATAGCATTAGCAGCGTTGGCAGCATTGGAAGCCCAAAAGAAGAAATACGATAAGCAAAGCGGTAGCGAAAGCTACGACCAATTACTCGCAACCTATAAAGGGTACGAGCAACAAAAGACGGATATTCTACAAAAGTATTCAGAGCAACGGAAAGAAGCAGAGAAACACGGAAATGTAGCAATGTTGGCGCAAATAAACGCAGCCGAACAAAAAGAGTTAAGCAGCCTTGCGGCGCAACGTCTTATGTCTTCCGAAAGCTGGGGACAGTTATTTAGTGACCTTTCCACGCTTTCAACAAAAACTATTAATAAGCTGATTACCGACATTAACAGCCAAAAGGTGACATTTTCGGCGCAGTTTAACCCGGCAGACTTACAGGCTATTAACGAGCAACTAAATAAGGCAAAGGACGAATTACACGAACGTAACCCGTTCCTTGCTTTGAAGGATAGCTTAGCCGAACTTCGTGCCGCTATGAAAGCAGAAAAGCTATTAGACAGTGACGACCCGTTTGTTAAGAGTTTGGAAGACAAGAAGAAACAGTACGCGGAATATACAGACGCAATAAATAGTAGCGATACTATTTTAGCGGGTGCAGCCAAAGACGCTTACGCGGGGTTATTGTCGGAAGGTTCTTCTTATGTTGATATGTTGCGCCGGAAAATAGCGGAACTTAGCAAGCAAAAGGTTACGATAGGTTTGAACGTTGAAGGCGAAGAACAATTAGCCGTACTTAACGCTGCTTTGGCGAAAGAAGAAGGAACAACAAAATCGGTTAAAGAAGGCTTTAAAAACGCGTTTAAAGATATTGGAAGTAGTATAGACCTTGTATCCAGCGCGTTCGATAGCGTTATAGGCGGTATCAAGAAAATGGGCGTTTCAATGGATGAAGAAACCGAAGCCGTATTAGGAGATATAGGCGGGATGCTTGAAGGTGCGGGACAATTTGCGGCAGGCTACGCAAGCATGAACCCGGCACAAATGATACAGGGAACCGTAGGCTTTATTTCTTCCGCCTTTGACTTATTTAATAGTCGCGACCGGAAAGCCGAAGCGTCCATAAAGAAACACCAGCAAGCCGTAACGAGATTAGGTTACGCTTATACTGCATTGGAACACGCAGTAGATAACGCATTGGGCGAAACCGTTTATCAGAACCAAACGGCAATGATTGCGAACCTACGAAAACAACAGCAGGAAGTACGCGGAATGATTTCGGATGAAATGTCTAAAAAGGAGACGGATTGGGATAAAATAGACGAATACAGGGAACAAATAGCCGAATCCGGAAGAAAGATAGAAGATATTATTAAAGAGATAACGGCAAGCATTACGCAGACTTCCGCTACCGAACTTGCGGATAGTTTAGCGGACGCCTTAGTAGAAGCCTTTGAAGGCGGAAAGGACGCGGCAAAGGCTTTCGGAGAAGTTGCTAACGACGTTCTTAAAAATGCAGTACTTAACGCCCTTAAATTACAATTCTTAGAGAAACCCCTACAAAAAGCAATTAAGCAACTACAAAAAGACATGGGGTTTGACGAAGAAGGAAACGGTACGTTTGACGGATTAACGCAGGTAGAACAAGACCGTTTCAAAACAGCGATACAGGCAGCGGGGGCAAATTTTTCTGCGGCTATGGATATGTACAAAGACCTGATTAACGGTTTGGACGAAAACGACCCTTCCAGCCTTAGCGGAGCGATTAAGGGAGCATCACAGGAAAGTATAGATTTGTTAGCCGGACAAACTAACGCAGTACGAGTAAACCAAGTAACATCGCTTCAACTTGTACGACAGCAACTAACGCATTTAGCGAATATGGATAGCACGTTAGGCGTAATTAGTCAGCGGCTATTAACGATACTAAATAAGATTACTAACCCTTCTTCGGATAGTTTACGTTCGCAAGGAATTACAGACTAAGAACATGGATTTAATACATTTAAAAAGAGCATTAGCAGCGGAAGCGCAAGCAAAGGGTATTTGTTCAGAATGGTATAATTATATTCTTCGTGCAAATTCAAAAGAAAGGCTTCTAACCCTTTTTGTTAAAGGGCTTGACTTCGTGTTTGATAATGATTTTCCAAGTGCAGAGCTACGCGCAGAGTTTAAAGGATTATACGAGCATTATGGCGTATTCATAAATGAACCTATTAACGTTGCAGGCGTACGGCGTATAGTAGCCTTTGGAACATCGGAAGGTTACGCAAACTTTTCGGGGTTTGAAGTGGCGCAAATTTGGGCGCGTGATGATACCAAACTAACGGTAGAAGTTAAAGATAACACGTTCGTTTGTGTCGATATAACCGACCGGGCGAAAGTTGAGATAAAAGCAAGCGGTTCGGCAAAGGTTACAATTATCCAACATGGCGGAGAATACATTAACCAAACGTCCGATAGCGCAAAAATTAAAGTAATTGATAAACGTAAATAACTATGGCATCAGAACAAAACTTAATTTTAAATATACCGTTTGACGAAGCAAACGGTTCTACGGTAGCCTATGACTACGCACAGAATCGCCACGACGCGACCGTAGTAGATTGTAGTTTTACAGCAGGAAAGCAGGGTAACTGTATTCATTTTGACGGTACAGGGCACGCGGATATAGATTACAATGTTATCCCGTTATCCGGTAGCTTTACTATATTAGCGTGGGTTAAAGCCAATAAGTACATAGACGGCTATTCAGGGAAAAAGATAGGCTTATTTTGTAATACGGCACTGTTAGAAGGAAGCCGCGAAATTTGGGTAGACGTGGAACCGGAAAGCTGGGGCTTTTTGGTTATTAAAAAAAGTGGCAATAACGTTAGTTTGTATTTAGATACGCAGTTACTAAAAACGGTAACATTGCCTTCTACGCTTACCGGAATAGCTTTAATACAAGACATATACGGTACTGAATACGGTTATGCGGATTTAGATAACGTTAAGGTCTATAACGTGGTACTAAGTGACACGGAAATAGAAGAAGAACTTAACACAGTCGCACAACTTGAATACTTCATAGAAGGCATTAATTTCACCGAATTTGGAATGCGTGTAGAAAGTTCTTCCGGTGTACTTGACCTTCCAAAGCTAAAAAGTCCCGCTTCGGTGGATTGGGCGGACTATCACGGCAAAGTTATAGACCTTAGCGAAAAACGATACCAAGAACGCGAAATAACGCTTAATTGTTGGTTAAAGGCTTCCGGTAAAATGGACTTCGTAGAACGTTGCAATAGTTTGTTTTCGCTATTTCAAAAGGACGGAACGCAGCGTTTAATGATTTCCATACACCCGACAAAGCCACTCGTTTACGAGGTCTACTGCGAAGACGGCGTAGCAGTGTCTAAGTCATGGCACGACGACAAAATGATAGGTACTTTTTCTTTGAAGTTAAAAGAAGCTGACCCGGTTAAGCGGGTGGTAAGACACCAGCGAATTAATAGTAGTAGCGCGGAAGTGAGCATAGCGTTTAAGTCCGATAAAATGGTTAATATTTATTGGGGAGACGGCACAGTAGATACAGATGTTTACGGCGATTGTACAGGAAATAACGCAATTAAACATACCTATCAAACTAACGGTATTTATTACATTATAGTCGCCGGGGTAATTGAAGATATAACAGAGTTCACTACAAACGGAATTATTGTATGGAACAAATTATAATTATACACCCGGACGGAAAGACTTTGCCGTTATTCAGTAAAGCACGTATAAGTAGTGTAAGCAAGGCTACCCAAAAGGTAGCCCTGCTTTCCGATGATTTGGTAGCTATTTCAATAACAACGGCTACACCTTTGGACTTACGGATAGGAGATTATACACTAATTTACGGTAAATGCTACAAACTAAACCAGCTTCCAAATATTACGAAGAACGGCGAAAGAAGCTATACTTACGATATTGAATTAGAAGGCGCGCAATATGATTTAATAGATATTGCCTATCATCTTCCGGCGGACGCTTACGGGGACACTTTCTACGCCGACTTAGCAGGACATTTAAACGTATTAATGTTTAATATAAATCGTGTACTTCCCGGAAAGTGGGTATTAGGCAGTGTCCCAACGGACACTGCCTATACGAATATAACCACGACAGAAAAGAACTGTTTAGCGGCTTTGCAAGAACATTGCAACGAATACGGTGTAGAATTTGAGATAACCAGCGACGGAAAGACTAACACACTTAATATAAAGTCGCAAGCTGGAACTACGCACCCATTTACTTTGAAATACGGACGCGGGCAGGGATTATATAACCTAAGCCGTGAGAACATTTCTAATGCATCTATTAAAACGCGTTTATTTATTTACGGCGGTACGGATAATTTAGGGAGCGATTATAAAAACAATAAACTTTGTCTTCCCGGAACTACGCGCTTAACTTCCTATATTGAAGACGCGGAAGCGATAGCTAAGTATGGTATTAAGGAAGGCGAAAAAAACTATTCGGATATTAAGCCGGAACGAGAAGGGATAATTACGGCGGTTGGAAGTGACTTTATTACTTTTTCCGACGGTTCAATGGATTTCGATTTAAACGAGAAGAAAGAAGATGGTTCTACAAAGTATTTAATAAACGATACAGTAGCGAAGATTAAGTTTCAAACCGGGCAACTTGCCGGGTACGAGTTCGACGTACATAGCTATGCGCATGAAACGAAAACTTTTATAATAAACAAGTTCACAGACGAAAACGGTAAAGTCTTTCCTTCCGAAGATAGCGAAGCGTTTCGATTTGCAAAGGGCGATAAGTACATTATCTTAGATATAAATTTACCGCAAAAATATATAGACAATGCAGAGAAAAGAGCCTTAGAAGCAGGAACAAAAGATTTTGCCACATTAAAACAACCGCAAGTTTCCTATAAACTTTCCTTAGACGGGAATTTTATAGGGAGAATGTACGGCGAAGAAGTAGAAATAGAATTATTTCACGTTGGGGATTTTATACAAATAGAAGACACGGAAATAGGTGTAAAGAAGGCGGTACGTATAACCCGGATAGAACGTAATTTATTAGAGAAGCACAGCTATGATATAACACTAAGCGACACAGTAAGCAAGTCTACATCGGTAAGGGTAATAAACGACATTAAGGATATTAACGACGTTATTACAATAAATAAGCTGGCAGACCCGGCAAAAGCGCGCAGGCGTTGGAAGGCTACACAGGAGCTTTTAAGCATGGTATTTGACCCGGAAGGCGATTATTATAGCGACAAAATAAAGCCGCTAAGTATTGAGACTTCTATGCTTTCAGTAGGTGCAAAGAGTACGCAATTTACATTAAGTAACGTAACGTTTCAGCCCAATTTTAACGGCGACGCTAACACGCTTTTTGCTTCGCCTGGCTATTTAGTTCATTACGCAATAGAAGAACAACTAAGGATGTGGACGATAGTAGGAAACACGTTTAGTAATTTGAAGGCTGATACGCCCTACTATATTTACGCAAAATGTCCAATAGCGACGGGGGTAGTAGGTAATTTTGTTCTTTCTACACAAGCGAAGACAGTTACAAGCGAAGCGGGCTATTATAATTTTCTTGTAGGTGTCCTTAATTCCGTTGTAACAGATAGCGACGGGACGCGACCCGGTCGCCTTCTATCTTTGACCTACGGAAGTAGTACCATAAACGGGCGTTTTATTCGCACAGGACGAATTGAAAGCAGCGGCGGGGGTAGTTGTTACTTTGACCTTGATAACAACGAAATAGGCGGCGTAATTAAGTTTGTGAGCAGTGACGGAAGTATGAAGGATATAACAGATGTAGAAGCAAAGGCGGAAGAAACGAAGGACTATATAAATAATACACTTCCCGGTATTTTGAACGAAATACAGGGTCAGTTAGACGGGCAGATAGAACAGTTCTTTTACGAGTATGACCCAACTACTACTAATGTTCCGGCTAAGGATTGGACGACAACAAAACTTAAAGAAGACCATTTGGGCGACCTTTTCTATAACACAAAGACGGGTAAAATTTTTCGTTGGGTTAAGAACGGCTCTACTTATAGTTGGCAGGAACTACAAGATAGCGAAGTAGCGCAGGCGTTAGCATTAGCTAATGACGCTTTAGCGTTGGCACGAACTAAGCGGCGCATTTTTACAACTACGCCCACAACGCCCTATGAGGTCGGCGATTTGTGGGTACAAGGTGTAAGCGGAGATATTATGCGTTGTAAGACGGCACGCGCATCCGGCAACTATTCGGCTTCCGATTGGGAGAAAGCAAGCCAATACACAAGCGATGCGGCATTAAATAAGTTTATTACTGAAAACTTTGCAAGTACAGTTACCGATTTAACGACGCAAATAGACGGAAAAATAGAAAGCTGGTTTCAGACTTCCGACCCAGCTACAAGCTGGACAACTGCGGCATTAAAAAAGGCACACGTAGGCGATATGTGGTACAATTCTACTACAAAGCTATTGAAAAGATATACGGTTTACGGTTCTACTTATTCATGGACTACAATAGAAGACCAAAAAGCGATAGACGCATACGAAGCGGCAAGTAAGGCACAAGATACAGCGGACGGGAAAAGACGCGTTTTTGTAGATACGCCCTATCCGCCTTATGACGCTGGCGACCTTTGGCTAACAGGCGATAGTACAGACGGGCAACTTAAAAGGTGTATTACGGCGCGTGCGTCCGGTTCCTACGTTGCTAACGATTGGGTTATAGCTGTATATTACGATAATACAAAAACCACGATAGACGGCGGTATAGTCACTTCGGGCACGGTTCAACTGGCAGGAGACGACCAAAGTATAAAAGCGGGCGTTACGGGAGAAGGAACGAAAGATGATAGCATTAGGTTTTGGTCGGGAGCAAGCCGGGAGAATAGAGTTACTGCACCTTACCGAGTATTACAAGACGGTACTTTTTACGCGACAAAAGCAAATATAAAAGGGCATATTGAAGCGGAAAGCGGGACGTTTAAAGGAAGAGTAGAAGCTACCGACGGAATTTTTTACGGTTCGTTGGCAACACCGCCGCAAACAATAGCGGATAACACAACTGCGCTTACATTATCTTTTGAAAACGGATTTAATTACGCGGGTACATTAAGCCAAGCGAACAAAGGGAAAAAGATTTATCTTCCAACAGATAAGAAATACAACGGGGTGCATTGTAGTATTATTAACTATGGACTTTCTTCTAACGGCTATTTTCAAATTCAAACCGTAAATAGTTACCCCTTACTTTATTGCGGAAGACAAAGCAACCGAAATACGGTTAATAGTGTAATTCTTTACGGTACATCGGAAGTGAGGTTAAAAGCTATTGAAGCGTTCGGGGTTATTAGGTGGTTTGTAGAAAATGCTACGGACTTTTCGTTTGACTATATTAATAGCTACCTAACGAACGGAATACCCAACCAAATAGCGCGATGTTTGGGTAGTTATTGGATGACTTCACGAACTTCGCTAACGGTAAAGGGATGCAGCGACGGAAATACGGTTAAATTTTCTTCATATAATGCCGACGGGCGTTTCTCGTTTGTCTTCACAAAAAGCAGGGTATCGAATAAAGATTACACCGTAATTATAAGAAACGAAAGCGGGAATAATTGCCCGTATCGGATAACGAATAAAACCAATTCAGGTTTTACGGTTGAATTTAACTTTCAATACGTAATGGGTATTGAAGGCGTTGCAACCATTTACGTAGATAGTGGAAATTGGGGCTTTGATATATTGGAGTTTGATGTATGATAACTTCATTATATAGGGCTTATAGTGAAGTGTTTGCTGCGTAGAAAACACGGCTTCGGCAAAACAAACACTTCACGAGTATTTCACGACGTATTAAACTAATACGATAAGAGAGTATTTTTGTAATGACTTAAAATTAAGCGTATGGAAAATAGAAACGGCGACTTAGTGAGCGCGCAAATTTCAGTAGCCGGAAATGTGGATTTTTCCGGCGGAAACTTCCGAAAAGACACGCCTTTTTGCTTGAAGAACGACGGCGAAGCGGCGATAGTGTTAGAAGTAAACCTTTGGGGAATGCCCGAAGGGAAATTTATTAGCACACGATTTGAAACGGGTTGGAATCCCGAAATTATTAGAGAGATTAAAAAAAACAAGTTCAGCAACCGCCCTAATTTGGGGCTATTAATATTATAACTATGGGGTTAATTATTGCAGCGGGCAACACAAAGCCCGCATTTCCTTATGATTACTATTACGGCGTTAAGATTAACGTAAATGTGGCAGATACAAAGCTGGAACGAGTAGGAAGACCGGAGCTACACGTTTCGCTCCCTATTCAGTCGCTTATGCGGCGTTGTTTGCTAAACGACACGGGGCAAGTTGTTTCCTACCTTCACGCGACCGATAGCACTAAGACAGATACAGGAGCCGCCGCTAACCTTACGGGAACTTCCGGGCAGGTCATGGTAGAAATACCGAAGCATTACCGAAAGTTTGAGTTTGACGGAACAACTGTAACCGCGCTTATTTCACAGTACGCGTTACCGGGATTTGTGGAAGTTCCTAAAATGTATCGAAGTGCATACGAAGCGACGGTAGACAGAACCGTAGCGGCTACGCCTAAACTTGCAAGCGTAGTTAATACTACGACAGCATTTCGGGGCGGTGACAATAATGCGGCGTGGGACGGAACTTACAGAAGTTTGATAGGTATGCCAGCCACGCAAATAAGCCTTACAAATTTCCGAAAATACGCACGTAACAGAGGAAATGCAGGATTAAACGGCGCGGGTTGGAATTGTGATTTATACGCGGCACAAAACGTAACGTACTGGCTTTACGTGATTGAATACGCAAACCTTAATTGCCAGCTTGATTTTAACGCACAGCCTACAAGCGAAGGATATAAGCAGGGCGGATTAAGTGCGGGCGTTACAACGATTAATAGTACGAAATGGAGCAACTTCAATGCCTATTGCCCTTTTGTTCCTTGCGGTACTACTAATCCATTGGGTAACGCTTCGGGAGTGATAGAGTTTACGATGCCGGACGAATACGACCCCGGAGTAGTCACGAAAGTAAAAGTACCTTCTTACAGGGGATTAGAAAACCCATTCGGACACATTTGGAGTTGGACGGACGGCTGCAAATGTGAAATGCAGTCAGACACAGACGGCGGCGTAAGCAACTTCTATACTTGCGACAACCCGGCTAACTACCAAGATACGAACTATGATAATTACGCGAAGCGTGGAGAATTACCGCGTAAAGAAGGTTACGTAAAAAAGATAATGGTAGGCGAATACGGAGAAAACATGCCGATAGAAGTAGGTGCAGGGTCTACTACATACTTTTCCGATTACTTCTATACCAACATACCAGCCAGCGGCGTAGCGCAAAGGGGCGTCCTGTTCGGCGGTGCTGCGAATAACGGTGCGGGTGCCGGGCTTTCGTACGCGAATACGAATGACACGGCTACGAATACGTATGCGAATATCGGCTCTCGGCTTTGCTTTATACCCGTCGCGTAAGCGCGTCACGAAACAAAAAGTTTAACCATTAAAATAAATAAATTATGGCACAAGAAAATAATAGCGACGACGGTAGCCTGTCGTTTTTGAAAATTCAACCGGACGAAGCAAACAAACATTTCAACTGTCCGGAAACGACCCAGCAGAAATTAATTAACTTACAATTTTGGTTAGTTGATTTCATCGAAGACGTTAAAACGAAATTCGGAGAACACCGCTTCCTCGTGAAAATCAAATTCAAGAAAGAAGACCCGGATAGCGAAGCTAAGAAGTTTTTCACAAATTCCAGCGAAATAAAGTACGTTTTGCAGGAAATAAAGAAGCGTAACGCTTTTCCGCGCAAAGTGACTATGCGGGCTTCGGGGACGCGCTATTATTTCGAGTGAGTGGCTATAACGGTTGTTTGTCCTGTGGGTGTCTTGTTCGGCGGTTCGGCGAATAACAGCGCGAATGCCGGGCTTTCGTACGCGAATACGAATAACACGGCTACGAATACGAATATCGGCTCTCAGCTATACTGATAAATTTCTTTTGTAAAGCAATATACGGACAAAGACCACGCCGTAAGGCGAAAAATATTAATCATTAACGGGATTTGGTAGGGAAACCGAAGAACCCCATTTAATCAGCAAAGAAATAACTATGAAAAGGTTAGGCAACCTTTACGACCAAATAATAAGTTTAGATAACTTGCACCTTGCGGACGAACGCGCCCGCAAGGGCAAGCTAAATTCTTACGGCGTAAAGTTACATGACCGCAACAAAGAAGCTAACCTTTTATCTTTGCACGAAGCACTAAAAGCAGGAACTTATAGAACTTCGGAATATAGTACATTTACAATTTACGAACCGAAAGAACGCGAAATTTTTCGTTTACCATACTTCCCGGATAGAATTGTACATCACGCAGTAATGAACATTTTAGAACCTATTTGGGTGTCTATTTTCACGGCAGACACTTATAGCTGTATAAAAGGGCGTGGAATACAAGCGGCGGCGAACAAGGTAAGACGCGTTATTAACCGGGATAAAAAAGGCTGTGCGTATTGCCTAAAGATAGATATACGCAAGTTTTACCCTTCCATAGACCACGACGTACTAAAATCTATTGTTCGTCGAAAGATTAAGGACACACGGCTACTTAATCTTTTGGATGAAATTATAAATAGCGCGGAAGGTTTACCGATTGGCAACTACCTAAGCCAGTATTTAGCTAACTTAATTTTAGCATACTTCGACCATTGGGTTAAAGAAGTAAAGCGGGTTAAGTACTATTTTAGATACGCGGATGATATAGTAGTATTGCATAGCGATAAGAAGACGTTACACGTATTGCTGACAGAGTTTGAAAGCTACTTAAACGAAAACGTAAGGTTGGAAGTTAAGCAGAACAAACAAGTTTTCCCGGTAGCACGCGACCACCGCGATAGCTTCGGGCGTGGTATTGACTTCTTAGGCTATGTTTTCTACTTGAACGAAACACGGCTAAGAAAGCGTATCAAACAGAATCTTTGCAAAAAGGTAGCTAAGCTAAGGAAACGGAAGAAACCAATAGGCGAAGCCGAATTTAAACAGACGTTAGCTGCGTGGTGGGGTTGGGCTAAATATAGTGACAGCGAATATTTAATTAACAAGTTAAACAAAATTGCACCTTATGAAATCAAGTTCAAACGATAGACCTGCGATAATTTTACCGCTGGGAAATGGTTCTTACCATTATAATTATAATATAGTGGAAGAAAAGGTAGAAGACCCGGAAGCGGGGGAAAGAACCGTTTATAAATATGATACGGTACAGATATGGCAGAAGCCAAACCACGAGCTTTTAACGCGTGCGGTTATTCGTGAGGAAATAGACGAAACAAAAGAATTTTCTTACGTGAACGACTATAACGCCGCCGTGTTAGGCATACTAACAGACGAAGCTGCCGAAGTAGCTAAGGCTTCTTATAAAGAATACCTTAACTTCATTGTAGATGTTAAGGAGAAGGTAAAAAACGATTTATCAGAAGCAAAATACTAAGCTATGTTCAATATTCTAAAGTCAATATATAATAGCTGTAGCCGGGCTTTTATTTGGCTTATCGGGGCTTTGTGGGGATATTTAGAACCTACGCTCCCTTTTGCGGCTATTTGCTTCTTCGCTATTGCGTTGGATTGCGCTACGGCGTGGAGATTAAGTAAAAGGGTTAAGTTAAGACACCCGAAGGCAAACGACGGCAAATTTAAAAGCCGATACGCGCGCCGGATGTTTACGACTTTAACTATCATTTACGCGTGTGTTGTGTTGGGCTACCTTATAGACAAATTTATATATCCGTTTTCCGATTTGTATTTAGCGAATTGGATAGCAGGCGGTTTTTGTGGCGTTCAGTTGCTTTCTATTCTTGAAAACGAAAGTTCGGAGAATGGGGCGACGTGGGCGAAGGTATTGCAGAAAATATTAGTAAATAAGGCAGAACGACACTTTGATGTAGATTTGTCGGACTTTAAAAAAGACTAACTTATGGCAGAAATTAAAATTTTAGCACCGTTTATTTTAAGTTGGGAAGGTGGTTTTTCCAACCACCCAAACGACAAAGGCGGAGCAACAAACAAGGGCGTAACTATTGCAACATGGAAACGAGTAGGTTACGACTTAGACGGAGACGGCGATATAGATGTAGACGACTTACGACTTATTAGCGAAGAAGACGCTGTTAATTGCGTTATGAAACCACACTATTGGGATAAGTGGCAGGCAGACCAAATAAAAAGCCAGTCTGTCGCAAATTTAGTTGTAGATTGGGTATGGGCTTCCGGTATTCACGGAATAAAGGGAGTACAGGAGATTTTAGGCGTT